AACTTAGCAAAGCCTCTTAGTAGTAAATCTAAACGCTTTCTATACGTATTAGTTCCAACAATACCCACCACAAAATAATTCTGTAACCCTAGGCTATGCTTTGTATCGGGGGCAGGGAAAAAGGTTTTTTCAGCCACACCGTGATAGATTGCACTAACATTAAGAGTTGGGTTAATATCTAAAATTATTCGTTTTGAAAACTCTGTATATGTAAGTACCTCTTTAATGTCATAGTCTGAATTAGAGAAGGCAAAAAGACGTTCCCTACTAAGTGGTAAGTAGTTTACTGGAAACAACGGAATTATAGTTGTACCACATTCAATAACACCAATATATTGTTCTATAATATGATCATCGTTAAAAACAATAACCACATCAGGTTTTGTCCTCTCGACAACCTCTCTTGCAAAGCTGTGAGAATACAGATCACCACCAACCTTACCTGGATAAATATGATATGGGTATTTGTGTGGTTGTCTGCCATCATACCCTATACCAAAAACTTCTATATCGCACCGTTTATTGAGATCGTTGCAAATATTATGAGTAACTATACTAAAACCAGAATTAATAACGGCATCACCTATCCATAAAACTTTCATAAAACCTCTCCTTGCTTAAATCGTTGTTGGACCGTTTGTTATCCTTCTATATTGTGGTGCTTTCAGGTCAGGAACTTTGGTCACTATCTCGTGCTCAGACTCACCCTTAACAGGTTCGTAAACCGTCATTCTCTCGACTTTCTTAGCCGTATCCCAATTAACAGTGACTTCTTCACCAGATATTTTCCAATCAACCTGATAAAGATCATTCTCCTTCTCGACAATAATATAATCATCGAATACATCAGCTACCCACAAGTGTCTTTCTACATCATCACCCATTGGACCCATGATAGCCTCACGTATTTTCTTCTCAAGCTCCCACAACTCTTCTCGCATACTAAGTTCGCTAATTGCATCTGGGTCCCAGTCACTTTTCTTCAATTGAACTTTACAAATAGCAATAGCTCTTGACTTGGTAAAACTTTTGTTTTCACCCATTACACTGTCAACACAGCCCTCCATCCACTTCGTCTGTTTCGGAGTCTCGTTCTTTATCCCATAAGGCATTTAATTCACCCTCTCTAATTATTAACTCAGTAAACTCAGTGCAACCGCAGTCGCACTCCTCTACGTCATCACTTAAAACTCTGTTACACTCACTACACACTTTCATCCAATCACTTTTAGTGGTTAAATTCTATCTTTCCAAAATCTTACAATCTCCAGTTCATTATTTCTATTTTGTATATTAAGAACAGGATCTAGCAAAACACCTGGAGTTAACTCAAATTTATTACCATTAAACGGTATTTTATAAGCTTCCTGACCAAAATCACCACCCCACTTAGTATTGTAGAACTCTGCATTTGCACGAAAATAAGTGTGGTGTTTATTCACTAGTATATTGTCACCCTGATGAATCGTTCTACTCCAGAAATGAAAATAGACCGCACTCACCAAAGTACCAGACACTTCAGCCATACCTACGTTGACACCCCTCCGAGCATAATCATTGTCCGAATAATACGCTGGATAAAAGTTAACGTCAATATACCCCATCTTGTCATAAACTGCCCTTTTATAAAGTGCTAAGTTATGAATATCACTTAATCCAGGTTGAGAAACCTGAACAGGGTTACTATAACCCTTAAACTTATTCCAACATCTACTTTCCAGCCTAGCCTCGTTAATCTGGCACGTACCCCCCTTAAAGAAGTCACTACATTCTGGAAAGTCCTTAATCAGTGCTTTCACATCATATTGACAAGCCGAAATCCACTCATACTTAGTTGTATCTGCAACTTCAATAAGTGAATCTATTGCGTTTGGATACGCTACAATATCGTTACCAGCAATAATAATATTGTCGTAAGAGTTTTCCTTCCAACCATAATCATAAATATCATTCAACCCCCAAGGAAACCCATAGTTCACAGGGTGAATGATATAAGCAATACCCTTACTTTCTAACCAATTTATAGTCTCAATATCACCAGGTTTGCCAACAACTACAAAAAGGTCTAAAGGTTTAGTAGTTGTCCTCAATATAGACTCTATTGCCAATTTACTAAACATCAAATTACCAAACGTTACCATACCTAACAATGTTTTACTCATTTTTTACCTCACCTCGCAAATAACTTTGCATATCATACCGTATACTTCTAAACTATCAGTAGAATTACTCCAAAAAACCTTAGAATTAATGGGCGGTTTCCCACAAACTATGTGAGCACTTTCTGGACGGTAAGTAAAGGATAAGAAAGCTTTTTGGGGGTTCATACAATTCTCCGAAGTCATTGAGAATATCTGTGCTCCTGAACTTCTCCCAACCAATAGATTGACAAAAAGACTAAGATAGGAAAGTTCATTCAGATCAAACCCGTCTTTACTTTGAGTGATCTCCACTGTAGTGATTAGGTTATCAAACGTTGTGCCAATCGGATCCGAAATAATAAACAGTATATCTGGATTTTCGTTACATAATCTAATTATAACGGGTGTAAAGTCAAAATTTTCCGCCTGATTAGATTGAACCAAACAATTAGTGATAAACACCATTTGTCTACTACTATTTTCTCTTATAAATTTATTCACTGGAGCAACATCAAAGAAGCTATAGTCAACTCTTGGGATGTATTCTTCGAGTGATCGTGACAACAGGGGAAATCCCAAATCGCACAAAATATCATTATACATTCTAAAAGAGTTGTCTATTGAACAGGAGTTTGCGGGTGTAACATAATTGGAATCAACCCCTAACCATGTATTTATGTATATATCATCACCCAAACGAAAACAGTGCTTTCTCATAACGTGGTCATCTGTAATCGGGGTAAACTTTAATTTAGGAAAATCAGCAAACATTCTAATATTCTTACCGTGAGAGTAGTAGTATTCCTTAGCAGGAATTATTTGCATAATCTCCCTAACAAACTCTCTAGATATAAATAAATCACCGTTTCCGTAATGACAATAAAAATTCAATCTGTTTATACTGCTATCCATGCTCTACTCCCTTATCGGACATAATATAGAATTCTGGGCAAGGAATAATAAATTTGCCACCACTGCTCAAATACTCACACTCCCGATGCCTGAACTCTTTAACAAAATGCCAGGGTAGAATTAGCAAGTAATCAGGTCGTGCTTCTCTCATCACCGCCTCAGAAACAATCGGAATATTACTACCTATTGTTTTCAATCCATACTTAAAAGTTGACCTTTCAGCTATAGCATCTATATGTGTCTCGTTCAAATCATACCATTGTAGAAGAGTATTACCCTTAGTAGAAGCTCCGTAACCCCAGACAGTCTTACCTTTTTCTTTTTCTCTCTTGATAAATGATACAGACTCGTCCCTTAGTTTACACACTTTGTTATAAAAGTCGAGATAAATTTCTGGTTCATTTAATTTTAACCTGCACTCATATTCCAGTATTGACGCAACTCTAAACTTAGCGACATCCCTATAAGGATGAGTCCTAAACTTGGTTTCATCTCCCTTATCTTTCATAATGTAGATTCTAAAACTTCCACCGTTAGTATCATTCAACTGACAATCAAGTATCTTAAATCCTTTGCAATCTAACAGGTATTTAAGAGAGGACAGAGAATAATAGCAAATATGCTCGTGGCAAAGATTATCAAAAGCCAATTGCTGGAGCATAAGGGGAGTATAACTAAGTTGCAGGACAAGCAACCCGTCATCATCCATTATCTCATTAATGTTATCTAGAAACGATGCTGAATCTTCAAGATCATAGAACATGGCGATAATTGTAATTATCTTGGCTTTCTTATTACCATATCTACCAGCTTTATAAACATCAGCAGTAAAGTAGTCTTGAATAGCATCATCGGTATATTTCTTAGCCTCGTTTTGAAATGATTCATCTGCGGGGTCAATTCCTATCTTAATAATATTATCAGGAACAAAACTTAATAACGTACCATCATTACTGGCAATATCCAAGAATACATCACCATCCACAGGATGGATAGCATCAATGCAGGAATCAACTATATCCTCTAGTTCTCCTCTCATCGTGTTGCTTATTCCCGACCTGTACCAGTACTTACCATACATCAAATCTAAGGGTGGCGCGTGTTCTAACTGAACCAAACCAGATGTTCTGGAAAGCATAAGTTTCAACTCATACTTTTTCCTGTTTGCTTCTTCATTTTGCGGTATAAAGTCTGACACATACAAATCCCCCAACGAAAAAAGAGGAACTAAGTCATCTCCCGCAATTCTACACGTTATCATATTAACTCCTTACCAACAACAATTGTTCACAAATATCTGCTATGTCATTATCACTCAAGGTCGGATAGGTAGGGAAACTTATAACACTCTCCCCCAACCACTCAGAAACAGGGACATTATGATGTTCAAAATACAAAAGCTTACTAGATGCGACAAAGCCTGGTCTAGTTTCTATTCCAACATCCCTCAGTTGAGTAACTACCCCATCCCTACCTTGTGGGAAAGCTCTTATATCGAGTGATACTGCTACTGCCCACACCACAGGGTCAACATCTGAAGTATATTGCTGAAAGTTGATACCCTCTGTATCTCCAAGAAACACTTTATAAGTATTAAATACCCTGTATCTCTCGGAAATAACCTTATTAACATTCTCCACTTGAGCACACCCCAAAGCGGCTTGCATATTGGTTAATCTAAAATTATAGCCAGCCAACATATGATTGTAAGATCCACGAGTAGGTAACCCGTGACTTCTAATGGCTACCATCAATTTCACGATGTCATCATCATTACAAATAACAAATCCACCCTCACCCGTAGTAATTGTCTTTGTTGCGTGCATACTGAAAGTACCGACATTACCAAATGTTCCACAATACTTACCCTTATACTTAGAAAATAAAGCCTCTGCACCATCTTCTATAACTGGCAACCCCAATTTGATTATCTCATCCATGTTGCATACAGTACCATATGTATGAATTGGGACGATAGCTCTAGTTTTCTTCGTTATCTTTGCTTCTATACTTTCAGCAGTAATACACCATGTATGAGGATCAACATCAACGAATACAGGTATGGCATTCATATTAGTCAATACGTTAGCCGCCGCCATAAATCCAAATCCAGGAACTATTACTTCATCCCCTGCTTGGATACCTAATCCTAGGAAAGCCAAATGAAGTGCGGTAGTACCATTAGATACAACCAAAGCGTACTTAGTAAGAAGGTTAGCAGATAACCACCTCTCCAATTGATCAACATATTTACCACCAGAAATCCATGTAGACCTTACTGCATCCGATACATACTCTTCCTCTTTACCACCAAAATACGGAACAGAATACGGAATTTTCATTTAATACATCCTTGCCACCAAAATATCATTCAGAGCATTACAACTATTTTCATATGATATTTGGTAATTTTTATTAACCTTCATTATACCCTCTATTACCTGTTCTTCGGTGATACCAAACCAGACATCAGTTCCCATAACACGCCTATCATCAACCAATATTGTATGTGTCTTTACGTGATGTCTACTAATAGCATCTAACTCATCCAATACTGGGATTGGTTTTTTACCATGAGGAACACCAACCTCTATATGACCATCTAACCAAAATGTTATCGGTACATTAATGTTACTAATTATATCCCACAAACAATCCGAAGAATCACCTAAATGTAACTTAACACTAGGTTCATCGTTGAACATAACTACACACTGTTCGTAGAACGGGCGATGTATTTCAATACTATGTATCTCATCGAATGAGCAACGTAGGGCTTCTTTTACTGCTGCCCCAAGAAATGTACCAGTCTCAATAAATACACCATTAGGATACTTAGCAAGAACCGATGCTACTAAGCTATGTTTCGCCATATACACTCCTCAAAGAATCTGTCCCACTTTTCCTCAGCCTCAACTAGCAGTTTATCAACCCAATGTTTTTCTGCCGCAAATAATTGTTCCATAGCTCCTGGATTGTCTACATAAAATCTAAGTCTATCATAATCAGCATAACCAGAGTAAGTGCAATCAATTCCAGAACTAAATCCAGTCTTCACCATAAACTTATTCATATGACCACCACGATACACTACTAGTGGTTTGTTGTGGAATATGGCTTCAAATGTGGAATATCTTAGCAACTCAGTTGTTATATCAAGAAAGAAGTAACAACAATTAAATAGTTTATCAAGGTCATACCGCATAATAAAATTCCTATTGCGGTCAACTAACACCCACGTAATGACTTGCTCTAGCTGTTCTTTAATACTAATCTCGGATTTTAGGGGTATTTGACCTATGGACAATGCAAACTTGCCTCTATAATATCGCTTCTCGACATTAATAAGTTCTCTGTGCATAGATGTTAATATTTGTGGTACTTTGTGCTCTTTAAACACATAACCAAGTTCTACCTCTGCGGGGTCAGTAGGTATGGGATAAAAAGTAGGATACTTCCAGAATCTTTCCCAATCATTAGGTTCTCCCCACGCTGTCAAACCAAAACCAAACGTGCGGAATATTACAGGTTTGCCCTGCTTTAAGAATTTCTCAGAATACAGCATTAACCAAGGTGTTATCTGAGATACGTACAACACATCAAATTTATCAAGCAAAAGTTTCTGAACATCTGGTGAATACTTAGGATTAGACATATTAACATCTATTTTAGACAAAACCGAAATCTCATCGTCACTCAAAAAATCACACTTTCCTTGGTACGGGTGTTTTGGATTTAATTCTATTTGTGACTCTGGTTTATACATAGACCTAGTGTTGGTAGCCCATGCGGCAGTGTATACCTCAAATCCCCTATTGTAAAAAGTAAGAGATTCATGGTCAACCAAGGTGGGGTGAGTAGCATACATAAAAATACGCTTAGTCATTTATATTTTCCTCTATAAATTTATCCCATTTGTCACTGGCTTCAATAAGTAAACCATCTAACCATAGTCTTTGTGCTTGATAAACTCTGTCTAAAGCAACAGAATTATCCACATAAAACTTTATCTTATTGGTATCCTCATAACCACGATGCCAATACTCAAACCCAACATTTACACCTTTGCCCATTGTCATATACTTGTGCATATCTCCATTTTCAATAACTAGAACAGCTTTATTATGTAATATAGCCTCAAACGGAGAATATCTAAGTAACGCTGTATTCATGTCAAAAAATAAGTAACAAGTATTAAAAAGTTTATCACAGTCACTAGGACTAAAATAATTTATCCCACGATTAATCATTTTATAATCTATACCAATGTTTTGCATAATATGTGTAAGTTTAATATCACCCTTCAAAGAAGTTTCACCAACAGCTAACACAAATTTTTCGTTTGGTTTTGCCCATACAGTGGGAAGAGTAAAATCCAACTTTACGGTAGTATCAATAAGTTCTGGATGGAGGGACATCCTAATCAACGGCACTTGCATACCCTTAAATGCACCAATTGTAAGTTCAAAGGGATTGGATGCTAGTAAGTAAAAATTTGGATAGATCATCAATGATTCATAATTTGCTGGTTTACCCCAAGACCACAACGGTATTCCAGAAGTACGGAATATTACTTTCTTACCCTGCTTCAGAAATTCCTCTGCATATACCAGTAACCAAGGAGTCACCTGAAACACATAAAGAATATCAAAATTATCTACCAACGCCTTACCAACCTCTGGAACGTGTATAACACTACCATTACTAACATCTATCTTTGACAATACCTCTATTACAGCCTCACTAAGAAAGTCACACTTACCACGATATGGATGTAACGGATTTAGTTCTACTGGTCTGGTACTAGAATGCCGTGATCTAGTATTAGTTGCCCATGCCGCAGTATAAACATCAAATCCACGCTTCATAAATGTGTAGGATTCGTGATCAACTAACGTAGCATGAGTAGCATACATGAAGATGCGCTTTTTAGTCATCTTCAAAGCACCCCATAATATCAGTAGTTCCAAACCACACCTTAACTGGTAATCCTCTAGAAAAATAAGCATTGTTAAAACTAATAAAGTCAAATCTGTAACCTAACTCAGTTAACAACCGCTTTACTCTTTTTATGCCAGCACAGGTGTACTCTATACATATAACATCTGGTAATATTGTCGCACCTACCATACCAGCAATAACTGATGCTTCATAACCCTCCACATCAATACTGAGTAAATTTACTCTGGTAACAGATAACTTAGTCAAAAGAGTGTCGTACCTCATAGTCTCTATCGTTATATCTTTGAAAGCATATCCACAAGCAGACACAAATGCCTTTAATTTCGGATGATATTTAACTGCACCGCCAGAAGAATTACTACCATTAACTGCTTCAGTAAATGTTACAGTTCCGTCATGGTCTGATAATCCCAACATAAGATTTCTAGTATTAGGTCTTATACTAGTTAGTTGATCAAACGATACAGGAGAAGGTTCAATACAAACACCACTCCAATCTAACGAATCCTCAAAAAATTTGGTATTACTATCTTGAATTCCGTTTCCTGCTCCACACTCTATGAAGAAACCATTTCTAACATCTTTGAAATAATTCTCATAAAGAACTCGATCTACTGTCGGATTCCACTGCCCATAAAATTTATCCATATGACTTCTCCGTAACCATGTCTTCACTAAAATCTAACAAGGCATCTATGCTTCTCATAACCTTATTACGCTTCGCATTAAGATCTTGTGCTGTTTTTGCCGCCTCCGCAATTTTTATCGGGTCAGTTTCGCTACAAAGCGTTTCTTGTGCCATAAAACATTTAATGTCTATTGTCGTTAATGTGTCTATAAGTTCACCTGGTGTTTTATCTGTGATTTTTCTAAATAAGTTAAGATACAGTGTTTTTACCCAAATTCTGAATTGTTCTACTGATAGATTACTTTTAGAATAATTACACCTATGACATCAAGGAACACAGTTGTCTACAGTATAACCAACATCGTTGTTTACTCTGTCTATACCGTTATATAGAAATGGGGCACCATCCTTAGTTCTACGATATACCAAAAGACTATTTGACGGTGGGGTATTACAATAGAAACAGTTGCTATTAATAAGGATAGAAAACTCTTCTTTAGTAATTTCAAAAGACAATCCACGCTGTTTTGCCTGTCTTTTATAGTTTGTATACACTCTAACCAAGGCTACTAATTGGTCATCCTTACGATTTCTCTTTCCATTATTGGAACGAGCACACTTAATGCACTGAGAGGATTTACCCTGAGTTAATGAAGTTCCACGAACCTCAATAGTATTACCACAGTCACACTGGCATGTCCAATAACTATAACCATTGTGTGACCCTGCTAAAGAAGTAACAGTTAGTTCCCCAAATTTTTCACCGATTAAGTCCAACATTACAACTCCTTTAACCCTAATACAGACTTCTCATCGAAAGGTTCATATGTATACCCTAATTTAGCATAGAAATGGTGTGCTCTGGAATTTTCTATGTAAACCCTAAGACATATCTTCTTATACCCACGAAGTCTACTCGTCACCTCAAGGAACTCCAATAGTGTAGTAGCTACACCAGTACCATAAACATCCTTACCAACAGCTATTCCAAGACGAGGAAAAGCATAACCCTCATCCATTCCTCTAAGCATACCATAACCCACAACTGCATCCTCAAACATAACTACATAGTATAGGTCAAGAATAGTTTCATCTATAATTTTAGTCAGTACTTCTTTGGTAAAAGGATGCGGTGTAAAGTTCTTAAATTCATTTTTGTTTAACTTGTACAGGTCAACTAACCCATCAATGTGTTCATATCCTAAATGTCTAATCTCCATAAAATGCAACCTTTCCTGAGCCGTCCCATCTATGCCAATCAAACTTATTTTCTACTGCCTTTATACCCTTTCCAATCGGACTTAAACCTGCAACTTGCATATCATAATCAACCATTATCCAGATTATTTCATCAAAACCAACTCTAGGTTTCCAACCAAAAGCGGCTTTAGCTTTTGAAGGATCAGCCTGGAGAGCCTCTACTTCGGTTGGTCTAAAGTAACGTGAGTCAATTTCAATATAATCTAACCAACTTATACCAGCATACTCGAATGCAAGCTGAACAAACTCTCTAACACTGTGCGTTACACCAGTACCCAGAACGAAATCTCCTGGGTCATTCTGTTGCAATATTGACCACATTCCCTCAACATATTCTGGGGAATATCCCCAGTCTCTCTTAGCCTCAAGATTGCCTAAATAAAGCTTATCCTGATTACCAGCAAGAATATTTGCGATAGCTCTAGTAACTTTTCTTGTTACAAAAGTCTCACCTCTTCGTGGACTCTCGTGATTAAAAAGAATACCATTAGACGCATAAATACCGTAACCTTCTCTATAATTCTTAGCCATCCAATACGCATATGCTTTTGAACAAGCATAAGGACTTCTAGGTTTAAATACTGTATCCTCGTTTTGTGGCGGAGGTGAAGATCCAAACATTTCACTACTTGACGCTTGATAAAACTTAGTTTCACTCTTACTTCTTCGTATAGCTTCAAGTATTCTAGTAGTACCTAATCCTGTAACATTGGTGGTATACTCTGGACAATCAAAACTAACTCTTACGTGACTTTGTGCTCCCAAATGATAAACCTCATCTAGGTGCTCATTATAGATTAGATTAGAAATCTGTTCACAATCTGTCAAGTCACCGTAGTGCAGAAACAATCTTGCTCCTTGAGCATGGGGGTCAACATAAATATTATCAAGTCTACCAGTATTAAAGGTGCTTGCTCTTCTTATAATGCCATGAACTTCGTATCCTTTGGATAAAAGTAGTTCAGCAAGATATGAACCATCTTGCCCAGTAATTCCTGTAATTAAAGCTTTTTTCATTATATCCTATCCTTTATTTTTCAAATAAAATAATCTTCCTTGGTAATGGGTGTGAATCAAACACCTCATGTTTGGGAAAGTACACTGACATTTCTTTAATAAAATTATCTAGAGTGTACCAATTAGTTTCTGGTGTCACCCAATTGTGAACAAAAACATCGTCTTCTGGGGGAAACTCAACAATAGCGTACTTATTACTAAACTCGTTGAACTTAGAAGCAATCTCAAGAAAATTACAATGTTGTGAAAATACCATATGATGCACCACAGCTACCCCAAAAACAACGTCACACTTCAGTCTATCAATAGCATCCATATAAGGTGGCATCGCTACCCAAGGATGTAAAAAATTAAATGTGAGAGGTAAAATTTTTCTGCTGGTTTCTTTAGCTTGAAGATACAACTTAGTCATACACTGCTCATCAAGTTCAACTGACACGACACGATAACCCTTACTATGAGCAAAATTAGAGTACCACCCCTCGTTTGCTCCAACATCAAATAAGGTCATACCATCAGAATACAACCTATCAAGAAGTTGTGCTACTACCTTTTGTTTATTATTAGTTAGTTCATCTGTTGGTTGAGTATAACCGCTCCAAGGTGTAACTTTAGCATTCACACTCATACCAGAAAGCCAATCACGGGCTTCAGTTAGGAAAGATAGGAAAGAACTTTGCCAATCTACAATTTTTGGCGAATCACCAATGTTACTCTTAATTAACTCGTACCAGTGGTTGGGGTCTTCCTTACTACGTTGAGCAATCGTCTCAACAAACTGAGGATAAAAACCATTGAACCAATCTATTGAACCTGACAGGGGAACTATTGAATCAAAATCAATAAAAACTGGTCTTGTGTAGTCATAAAGTATATTTAGAGAATGACCATCAAATAGACACATCTCATTCTTAACAAGTTCAGTCTGTAGGTCAATCATTAATATAGCAGCATCTAATAACATTTTATTTGTCCACTCTTCACGATATGTCACAAAATCAACAGTCTCGTGTTGTAGGATTATACCAAACTGCTTAGAAATTATGGGAGCTATAGAGGTTCTAACCAAACCAATATCATACAATTTTTCCACGTTAAACATGAGCTTCCTAACATCTGGAGCTTTAGTGTTATCATAACCTCGATAAACACCATCTTCCAACTTAAAAGTATGCCTACTACCAGTTATAAAGTCACTATTAGTTACAATTACTTCTCTCTTCACTCTCATACCACCTTACCGTATTTAACAAACCATCATCAAAAGAGGTCTTTGCCTTAAATCCAAACTCTTTCTCTGCTTTGGTAGTATCCAACATCCTTCTTGGTTGCCCATCTGGTTTAGAAGTATCCCACACAACTTCACCTTTGAACTCCATTAGCGACACTAGCTTATCTACCAAGTCTTTTATGGATATTTCAAACCCCTTGCCCAAATTAACTGGATCTTGTTTATCATAGTTTATGATAGCTTTAACAATTCCTTCAGCACAATCTTCAACGTATAAGAACTCTCTAGTAACTGTACCAGTGCCCCACACATCAACATAATCTGAATTAGATTCACGAGCCTCAAACACTTTCTTTATCAGTGCAGGAATTACATGAGAACTCTCTGGGTCAAAGTCATCACCAGGACCGTACAAGTTGACGGGGAGTAAAAAGATGCCATTAAGACCATACTGCTTGCGGCAAGCCTGCAAGTATACCAGTAGAGCCTTCTTTGCCACACCATAAGGTGCGTTTGTCTCTTCTGGGTAGCCACACCACAAGTCTTCTTCTTTGAATGGTACAGGTGTGAACTTTGGATAAGCACATATTGTTCCAACCACAAGAATCTTCTCTAGATTACTCATCTGAGCAGCGTGTATGACGTTAATCCCCATCTGCATGTTATCAAAGAATAAATCAGCAGGTTTGGCATTATTAAGTCCAATGCCACCAACCCGTGCCGCTAGGTGAATGCACAAATCAGCGTCTGCCATAGCCCTAATACAACTACCCTTGTCTCTTAAATCACACTCACTAGATGGTGGCACTATTAGATTAGTTTCTCGTGCTCCATTCCTTACAAGTTCCTTAATTACCCACTGCCCTAAAAACCCTCTACCACCTGTAATCAGAATCCGCTTATCCTCGATATTAATCATTTCTATCCTTCTTCTTCAGCTTTCTCCACTGGTTTAGTAGTTTTATCTACTGGTTTAACGGGTTGTTTTGCGGGAGTAGGTTGACCTGGATTTACACCTGGTCTGCCACCACTAGGTGAAGAGAATGGAACGAATGGGGCTTCACGAATATCTCTTTCCTTATACTCTTTATCCTCTTTCGCAATTCTTTCCATCTCAGTAGTCTGATCAACATTCTGCATTTCAAGTCTTGTCTTCCTTGACATTGAACCTTCTTTGTAAAGATCTCTGTTAATAATATTAAGATCAACAATACTGTAAAGTTTCATAGGTGAGAACATAGGAATAGGAGCATTCTTATGCCCATTCTTTTCCTTTATCTCGGTGTATAAAACCTTTGTCCAACCAATCAATTTAGATCTTAGACTCTCCAGAGTAGCAATAGGTGAGAATGTAGCCATATCAGCACCACCCTCAACATTTGATCTTAGTGTTTCACCAGTTATTAGTGTTCTAGGGAAACCAAATCCAGAGATAATATCATCATCAACTGTGTTATATTTTTCTTTATTTAACATAGCTTCTGTATTTGGGTAAACCCAGTCAATCTGTAACGTGTGATTTGCAAATAACTGGAATACTTTCTCTTGCTGTCCCTTAATTGTTCTGTAGTTCATTAGATTAGAGATATGTTTGAAGTCTTTCTCATCAGTAACGGGGAAGTCATCACTACCAAGTCTAATTAGCTGAATGGCAGCAATAACCCTAGCAGCAATAGAGTAATCCATCTTTCTTAGATTCCTCTTGTGCATCAAAGCTTCCAGAGCATTAGTCATAAATGGTACAGGGTATGGATCTTCTGGCAAACACTTAGAGAATATAGGTCTAGTATCTGGTAATAGTATTTCAGAATGAATACCTTTATTGGCTTGAATTGCTTTAACAAACTCTGGGTAGTTAGTTACCAATGCGTCATATGTTTCCTTATCTGTACTACCATCGGGTCGTTTGCCTTTATCTTTAATAAACTTAATAGTGGCAGCAGGAACAGTAACATAGATATACTTTATGTTTGGAATTGGGGAAGCTTTCACAGTTATCGTTGCGGGATCTCTGAACCAAATATTGTCTGGGACCCACACTCTTCTCCTAGAGTCAAGTAAAGGACTAAGAGATACACCGCTAACTCTAGACCATTCATAGTGAGGTATAACCAAACCAGAAAGCAGATACTCTAAACAAACATTCCTGAAGAACTCCTGAAGTAAATCACGAATAGAATCATATACTGCTAATTCCTCCTCTGTGGAATTTCCCTGTTGGTTGATAATTGGAGAAACAGCAAAATCTACCATTTTGTTTACAACTGTTCCCGCAATAGGATCATGTCTATAGAAAAAACGGCACATCTTTATAAGATCCTTAAATTTAGTTGGTAGTTCCATGTAATCAACGTTAGTTGCAAACACAGTTCCTACCTGACTAGGGTCATTAAGGATATTAACCTCTGCTTTTGCCAATTTTAATTTCTTTTGTGTAACCATTTGTTACCTCACAATTAACTAGTAGTAACCCACATACCTGGCATTAAATCACCATATTTACCAGTCTTACCAGGTTTATCGGGAGAGAAAAACTCATAGTAGTATCCGTATACCCATGTAAGTATTGATGCCAAAACGTGGTCATCACCTCTCTGTCCACCCGTTGGAGAGTAAACGAAGTATTTAGGTTGTCCCAACATATCTCTGGTAAAACCTACTCTTTCCAACTCCGTTATCATGTCATCATCCTGCTCTGAAAATACGATAGTGTGATCATTCTGCGACCACTTCTGTAGTGTCTGTATAGTGAATTTTCTTACTCTATCTTTTACTTCCTTACCTTCTTCGTCATATCCAGTAACCACGCCACCCTGGAAATCAACCAGAATTAATCGTTTCTGGTAATTCTTAGGTGCAAACTCTTCCATCTCCTGTAGCATCTGACCTAATGCAAGACCAGAACTACCAGCATCAAGAGTTATCATATTAAAACCATATATAGTGTCCAACCAATCAATAATTTTTGCCTGTGTTGGATACTTGATTCTACGTAACTCATATCTAAGAAAGAATCTCCACACATCATGCTGACGATATAGTACTGTTATAATAGTAGGATCATTGGAGAAACCAGCATCTATGGCACAACATAACAAATCTGGTTGTACGGTAGGAGGAAGATCTGGTGCAACAAGTATCTCGCTGAAATTTCCACTAACCTGAGCCAATGTAAGATTGTTGATAATGGAGCGATGAACTGGATAGTTCTCTATCTTCATTAATTTACGATCAAACACTGAGAATGCTGGTGAACCATGCTCTCCGAGAACAAGGTGTATATAGTCATCACCCTCAGTACCACCATACTGCTTCAAATCAGATGTATGCTGTTCCTTAGTGTAACGGGAACTAAACAACCTTGATAAATTATGTCTAGACCACCTAGTATCAAGCTGGTCAGCTTCAAAAAGAATATTCTTCTCACGCATACCATTAGGTACACCACTAAGCCATAACTGGTAATTATCATCCCACTGTGTTAAACACTGTTGTAGTGAGTTCCAAGCGACATAATTAAATACCTGAGCTTCGTCAACAAATATACACGGAACGTGCAAACCAATAACATTACTATCTGCTGATGAACCAACAATCCTGCAACGCACTGTAGCTCCGTTGGAAAGTTTAATCAAATGCTCGGAAAAGTTTATACTAGTTCTATCAACAAAGTTTCTTAGGAAAGGTTGCCTTCTGAAAAACTGGGTCAACCTTAGAAAAACAGGTTCTAACTGTGATTTGTTCTGAACAACCAAAACCACTTCATTAGCACTAGCTTTTTCATACTTCATGGAAACAACATTAAAGATTATCTTAGTCTCCATGCTAACTGTCTTTCCAGTGGAACGTCCAGTACACACACTTATGAAGGGAGTTTCATCAAGAAGCATCTTCTTTTGGTAATTATCAAACTTGAATCCTCTACCATTATCAATATCCTCATCGGTACTTCTAGTAAACTCACCAAAAATTATAATATCATCTAACAATTCTAGAACAGCTATATCACCTTCGTCTAGAAGAACTTTTTCTTTCATTATACACTCTCGTTAGTAACTGCTACCATCTTAAAGCACTGTGGACACTCAATTTCAAAACTGTACTTTATAGGCTCTATTGTTTTGCCGTCATAAGCGATAGCTCCAGGTTCACCCTTCTCGGTAATATAAATATAAAACTTGCCCAATGGTAGGTGGCAATCATTACAGATAACCTTCTTTAGTCTTACATCCCAAACCTTCTTAGCTTGATCTTTTAATTTATCAATATAACTAAGAACACTTTCATCAGAATCACTCTGACGCTTTGCTCTGTTAATACCCAACGCAGTCTGTAATGAAGTATAAGAGTTTACGGTATCACGCAAAGCTGTGGTAAGATCCTTCATCGCTTTGGAGTTCTTATCAAAATCTTTAAGGGTAGTAACCTTTGCTTGTAACTTCTCAATAATAATCTCAAAGTGACATAACTGCCTTAGTGAGGCTAAGTCATTAGCCCTATTAAGATCATCGAGTTCGTAAGCTTCCTGATATGTATTTAGTTTTTCCTCTAGTTCGTAACCCTTCTTCTTCCTACCTGCCATGATACCCATCCTTAATTACAAGTTTACCATCATCCACGTCAAACTTATCCCCTAAACGAATAATAATAACCCCTTCCTTCGGTCTGTTAGAGATGCCGCAATATGGATCATTACGTCTTTTCGTTCTCTCTAATGCTATCGCCACTCTTACCCAAGCGACATTACTCATAATTTCTTCATGATAAGCATGATAGCAATCATTACAAAACCAACTCATCTTAGTATTTTTAAAAATACCCCTAAGTGGTTCTTGACATATCGCACATAAAACATTTTCCATCAACACACCTACGTAATTTCGGGGATGGTGCACATACCGTCCTCTTCACATTCGATACACAAGGTTTGTAACACTTGAGTAGATCTGCTGTTATTTCTAAAAACTGTTACTCCTTTAAGATTCATATCATAAGCAAGTTTAATGGCTTTTTCAACATCTTCTCTAGTTGCTTCAAAAGATAGGTTAATAGTCTTAGAAATGGAATTACTTACGTGCCTTTGGAAAGCAGCCTGCATCTTTACGTGCCACTCTGGAGAAATCTCCAAGGCGGTTCTAAAGACCCGTTGCCACTTTTCTGGTACTTCGGGAATTCCTGTAACTCGACCACCATTCCTTATAACGCTGTTTATAAGACTTTTGTTATACCACCCCTCTCTAGTCCCTATCTCTTCAAAGTTTGGATTAATTTCAAAGAAAGTGTTGTCTTCTAGTATGTTTGACTTCTGATACACAACAGCAAACAAGGGTTCAATGCCACTCGATGTCTCTGCAATAATACTAATGCTACCAGTGGGAGCAATAGTGGTTAAAGAAGCGTTCCTTTGCGGGGAAGTAATCTTAGACTTGGCTATATTAAGAAAATCACCACGCTCTTCAGCAAGTTTAACCGATGCTTTTCTAGCTTCAATATTTATAAAATCCATTACTTCTTCAGCAATAACTAGTCCTTCATCTGAATCATACGGGATACCGAGTTTGACTAGCATAGAAGCAAATCCCATAACTCCTAGTCCTATCTTCCTATTACCCTGACAAGTCTCTTTTATTTTCTCTAACGGGTAATTAGAAACATCAAGAACATTATCTAAGAACCTGACTCCATGATGAACTACCTTACGTAGAGAAGTATAAATAATTCTACCATCATCCACAAATTTTTCAAGATTAATTGACCCCAGGACACACGCTTCGTAGGGTAGTAAATCCTGCTCTGCACATAAGTTCTTAATCAGGTGTCCTAACTCTGGAGTAGGGTTATCCTCTTCAATCTTATCCCAAAAAACAATACCAGGCTCACCATTTTTCCAAGCAGACTCAGCTATTGTGGAAAACAGTTGTCTGGCATTAACTTTACGAACCAATTCATTATTCTTGGGGTTAACTAATGAGAAATCAGCATCATTTTTAACTGCCCTCATAAACTCATCAGTTATAGCCACAGATATGTTAAAGTTATTTAATTTAGTTTCGTCATTTTTACATTGAATAAATTCTAATATGTCTGGGTGCGACACAAGCATTAAACCAAGGTTTCCCCCACGTCTAATCCCACCCTGCTTAATCACATCACTAGTCATGTCATAAACACGCATAAAATCAATAGGTCCACTAGCAAAACCTTCTGTAGTCTTGACAGTGCTACCCCTTGGTCTTAGATTAGACAAATTAAGCCCGACTCCACCACCCGTTTTTTGCACTACCGCACAATCCTTCGCAGTCTGGAATATTTCCTCAATGGAATCACCAACCTCAAAAGCATAACAGGCAAATAAATAGTTTAGCTCGCTATTTCCAGCATTAGCTAAACATGGGGTATTCGGGATAAAATATCTATTTGACATCAGGTTATAGAATGCTTTACTCCAGTATTCAGGATTATTACCATGTGACTTCTCAATACTAGCAACAGCTTTTGCTACCCTGCGAAACATCTGGGAAGGGGTTTCTTTCTTACCATCTACTCCTTTCTTCAAATATCTCTTATCAAGTAGTGATAAAGCATTAACACCAAATTTAAGGTCGTCTTCAATACCAATTGCTTGCCTAAACCCTCTAACCTGTGCCCTTTCAGCTCTATAAAGAATGTATGTCTTGGATAGTTTAGCTCTACCAGTATTTATAAGAGCCTCTTCAACCCTATCTTGAATATCTTCGACTGAAATCTCTTTGTTGCCATTAAGACCTTCAGTTACTGCAAAAGCCACATCAGCAGCTACCTGTTGATCTACCTCACCGACAGCTTCCATCGCTTTGAGCACAGCACTGACTATTTTATCCGTATTAAATTTTGCTATACGACCATCTCGTTTAATTACACGCATTAATTACTCCAATTATATTTGACCACTCCACACTACCCATCCTGATATTGATGAACAACTGTGATTATCATCATCAGGTACTAGAATGATGGTGGTTTTAACGTTATCATTTACTGATAAGTCCTTACACCAAACTGCAATACTTTTACTTATACCCATAATATTTTACCTCGTATCATATACTCCCACACCATTCCAATACTTCTTCCAATGCTTTAACACCACAATAGCTTCATCTAAATCCGTAACCATCTTAGTAGCATAGTGCTCCATCCAACCACCAACGTGATCTTTAGCAATAACTAATGTTGGGGTATGAGAAATCCAGGTTGCATAGTAGAATTCACCAGCAGTTCCCCAACTAGCATCATCACCAGTCAAGACTAGTACTGCATCTACCTTCTCAACATCACTAATATCTCTCTGTATTACTTCCTGAATAGTAAGACCATTCGTAAAAGCAGTAGCAGTTATCTTCTTTGAACTAGCTAAATGTTGTTTACCCCGCATTGGAGTCCGACACTTTATTCCGACTTCATTAAGTCTTTTGATTGTTTCTAGACGATCTTTCATCGCCTCATCGTAACTTAGGTTCGCAATTCTTCCCGCTAAGTACACTTCATACATATGTTTCATAACCTTTCCTTTCCTTATTTTGTTCCAGTTGAACCGAAACCACCTTCACCTCGTTCTGTCTCTGATAGATGACTCACCACTTTAATCTGAACAGGTTCGTTCCTAACCAGTCTGGCTTGGGCTACTCTTGATCCCACGCCAAAATATTCCATCTTGCAAAATAAACCGTACATGGTTATCATAATCTCACCACGATAGTCCTCATCAATTATTCCAGGCGAGTTTGGTATAATAATACCTCTACCAGCAATTCCGCTTCTTGGATAAACCTCGACATGATACCCCTTTGGTATCTCAAATGCTAAACCAGTCTTAGCTCTAACAAATGCGCCCTGTGTTATCACAATCTGTTCGCACACCGACAGGTCGAAGCAAGCCGATCCGTCTGTAGCTATTTTTGGTATTTTTGCTTTTGGGTTTATCTTTTTTATTTTAATTGTTATCATCTATTTTGTCTATTAACCCCATTTCCATAGATTCCTCCGCAGTATACCACTGAGGAGTGTTGTCTCTTAGAATCTCAAACCAGTAACTAGGTTCATTATACTCACCAACAGTAGTGCAACGACTAGCAACTAAATTAGCGAACTCCGTATGCCAATAACCAAGAAGTTTGTTCTCTGCTTCTAGACTCTTCATATCACCAGAAAATCCAGTGGTGATACCGTGTGCCATAAGAATATCAAGTCTACCCATATGTCTTTCATCACAACACTGTAATATAAAGAAAGCCATAGAGCACGCATGACCATGAACTTCTCCAACGATCTTTATACCAATTTTTTGTGCACCTCTAACGGCTCTTATCATAGCTATACCGCTAAAAACATTACCACCAGGTGAACTAATAATTACTTTAATTGGGTCTTTTGAATAACTGAGCTTCAACATCTCAATATCTTCTATAAACTCGTGGGCAGCACCGCTATCAATATCGCTTGATACGATAATAGTTCTGTGTTCTCTCAGTGTCCTTCTTTCATACTCTATATCACTAATAGAGTTATAAACAGCACACCCATCATCATCATCGTGTCCCTTCATTCAATCCAATCCGTCCTTTCTAAAATATGTTTGGCAATTTCTCTATCTCTACGACTCTTCAATTGTGGTAATACAGACTTAAAAACACGCCTAATGAGTTCTTGCTGTGAGTACTCAAAGGTTACATTACCAATGAATGTATCAAGTTTACTTGTTATTTCTCTTGATTTGTTGGCTAACGACTTTAACTCACTCGCAACCCTTTTTAGATCCTTCATATTAATTATACCAAATTAAGGGGCAATTGTCAAGCCCTATCCCTGTGAGCATCTACTACAAACCTGCCATATCTCATCCCAACTCCTTAGTGACTCACCAGGAACTATAGACTCGAACTCAGGATGTGCAATACCAGCATCACCACGCTTCAAAGGCTCACCAATGTCGCAGATGTGCAAGCAACACCATAAACAGATCTGTCTGCTATTGAACAGGGGACAATTAACAAACGTTCCTCTATATCTAGCATCCTTAGTATCAGCTACGGCGTGTTCGTGGGGTAATTTATCTTTTAATATACAATTCATTTCCAACCCTTCCTCTTTAAATAATTATATATGGACACTTCAACCTTACCAATGTTGTCAATAAGTTCAAACGTTATAAATGTTATAGTGGTCTGAGCATGACGCATTGTTTCAGAGTTATCTACATCCAAATTGTTGAAACCATCTATAATGGTATCAATCCGACTCTTTGCTAATTCAAGTTCTTTGATAATTTCTCGTTTTCTCATAGTAAATATATATTGATCAATTATAAATAGAGTACTTATTATATTCTATGATCTATTATAATACAGTACTTTTTTGATCATAAATTACGAGTCTGTGGGTTTTTTGCTACCTATCCAGGTGAAGCTAAATTTTTCTTTGGTCATGTTGACATTTACCACAAACTCCAGTAACATTGTCAACCCTTATTCCTCGATTACATACGCTACAACTTCTTGTCATACGTGATTT